CCTCTGACCTCAGTTTCGATATGTTTGACGATATCGTCTTTTGGCTTTTGCCTTTGGATAATGGCATTTCTACGCTCCACTTTTTTAGCTTTTTCTATTGCAGCTACTTTTCTGCTTACTGAACTTGCTGTCATTTTATCGACCTTTCGTCATGTTATTAAGAGCGGCAATATCTCTTTGAGTTTGAATACGCTCTTCTGCAACTCTTGTTTTTTGATTAAGAGCCTCTTGTTGAATGCCTAAACGTGTTTGAGCCTCTACTTGATCGTTTAACTCTTTTTCACGGTCAAGCTGCGCTCTGTCTTTCGCCTCTTCAGCTCTACGCTGAATGTCAGCTTCACGCAATGCTAGCTCCTGTTGACGTATAGCAACAAGAGGGTCTGTTTGTGGCGGAGGCGTGACAGCTTGTGCATATTGCTCTGTAAGCTCACCAATCAACTCTGCCGCACGAGAAGCAACCTCTGTCTGAAATGCCATCATACCCTCTTGTGAGGACTGAAGCTGCATTTGTTCTTCAGGAGAAAGTTGATTTACAATCTCCTCTTGCGCCATAGACTCAGCCATAAATCCAAGATGTTCCTGAACATGGCCCTGCAATGTCATAACTATCGATGCATTAGCTTGCGCCACAGGCGTTGCAATAATCGCCAAATGGGACTCAATATGAGCTTGATGATTTTGTTCTGGAAAGGCTTGTAGAGCTTTTCCGCGCATTGCCTCTTGGTTTTCTTTAGCTGGATTCGTAGGTTGAGGAGCAGGAGGTGGAGGTAAGATCGCATCGACATTTGTAACTCCTAGTGCTTCATACATTTTGCGATAAGCTTGGTACAAACCTTGTTCGTTTCCATGTATCTCTGGGTTTGATTGAACCAACTGTAGTTCTGTTTGGGCTAAGGCAATTCGCTGTGACATAGAAAAAATGTTAGGATCTGATACAGGCAAAACATCTATACGATCATCAAAGTCCGCAACCTTAATCTCTGGCGGTGCGCCTGGTATCGCGTATGGATACATGGGAGCCATAAATCTAGCAAACACGTTAGCCAAAAGCCTAAATTCAACTTTTTGTGAATAATGCAAGCGCTTGTGAATTGCAGACATAACTTTTGTACCGCGTTCCATAATCGCCATAGTTGTGCCTACAGGTGTCTCTCCACCCATCTCTGCGACTTTCATATCAGCTAAAGATGCAAATCTACGACCAGAATCAACAAGAGTTCCCAAAAGAGAATAAAGCGTCTGAGAGGGTTCTTTAAATGGCAGCGTCATGAGCGATTGGCGGATGTCCATACCCGCAACGTCAATGTCACGAAACTCACCAGGATTTAGTGGTTCGTCCTCGTCACGGATACGAGCGCCACGAGCCTTGAACCCCGCAGGGAGGTTGGACAGGGTGCCAGCATCAATTAGCTGTCTTAACAAGCTCGTTGCTGCTTGAGACAGTCCGCCAATCATATGTGTAAGGCCAAAGCCGTAAAAACCTAAACCAGGCAAAAACTTGTAATGCACAAAATAAGGCTTAGAACGGCGCAAAGGATCTGTTTCATCGTAATTACGGCGAATCGCCAGAACTTTGCCACTTTTTTCTACAATTGTAACGATATATGGAAGCTTTAACTCAGTCTCTTCACCATTTGCATCTACATCTTTAAACCCAGACAAATCTAGATTTGTATGAACCTCATACAATGTTACCTCTTCGCTGGATCCTGATGGAGAAATACCCTGTATTTCATCTATGGTTTCTTTCACATCAGAGTAATCTTCATCTCCATAGCCATCTCCAGGCAGGTCTATATCAGCATAAAAGCCTGTAAGCTGTAGCTTTCTTATCTCATTTTTATCCATCTTAACAACATGCGTAATGCGTGTTGCTGATGCTAAATCAGTTGCGCTGTAAGGAACAATTAGGTCTTCAGCATGAACAAACTTAGATACAGCTCTTTGCAAAAGAGGATCAAAGTAAATCTTTTTAAAAGTAGACCCTATGATAGGAAGGTAGAAAAGCATTTGGTCCAGTTCAGGATCATACTCCTCCATTTCATAAGTAATCTGATAATTCATATAGTTTTTAACACGTTCAGCTTGCGCTAAAACTTCTTTGTTCTGATCACCAATTATCTGTGTGCGAACAGGTCCGCCAGCAGGCAATAGCTCACGATAAGCCTGCGCCTGAAACTGTGTAACTGATTCAGCTAAAAGAGGGTGAACCACACCAGATGCGCCTTCAAATGGCTGCGATCTGTCTTCATAATTCATACCAAGAAGATCAATGCCTCTTTTGTAAACTTCTTCCCAATCCTCACGAGATGACAAGTCATCCTCAATCTCACCAACCAAGTCAGAGGCGATAGCTGTGGTTTCTGCCTCATCCATAAAATCAACGAGGTTAGAGTTAAAGGGTATTTCTACTGGCACTTCTGCTGCCATCATTTCTTCAGTGATGTCGCCAACAATAACAGAGCCATCATCCATTGTTACTTGACCAGGCTCAACAGGCATTTCAAGAATATCTATCTGTTCCTGTGTATTCATGGGGATGACATTATCACCGCCAGCACCTGTGCCTTTTTCTATAGCCATCTCATACCCCTTTTACAGCGTTGGAACGAACAACCTGACGCTCTGAGTGGAGGGTTCTCTCACGCCAAGCCTGGAATGAAGGGCTTCACCTTGGCTAAAATTGTCCGCCCCAACCTCAAATAACATCACGAAACACCCTTGAACTTACCGCCACGACCGTTAAGAACAGCGCCACCATAGCGCTTTTTAGTAATAGGAAAATTTTGAATGCCTTTTTTCTGATTATCTAACATCTTAATATGAGCATCATATTCATCGCCATATTGATTTTTTAAATCACCACGCAAAATCCTTCTAAGCTCCGCTTTGGTAAATTTATCCAGAATGTCAGCCACAATCACTTCACCCCAGAGAACTTGCCACCGCGCAAAGCAGCACCCATACCACGGCAACTGCCAACAGCCCCGCCCTTTTTATATTTCTGAGCAAGGTTAGGGTCCATTTTCTTCTGAACTTTTTCAGGCAACTTAGAAAAACCCTTGAATTTTGCAGGAACAGCTTCACCACCTTCCTCCATGTTTCTGGCTCTCATAATGTCGTTCACTAATTGTCTATCAGCGTCAGACATAGGCCTTCCAGCGCCACCTAAAATATCCATTATCATTTGTCTTCCACGAACACCAACATCTTTCCTGGAGGGAATAAAGTCATCCGTGCCTATCAATTGATTTATGAGACTTCTATCACGATCTGACAGAGAGGCACCAGACTCACCCATCATCATCTCTCTAATTTTTCGCATTTCATTTCTTTGGCGCATGTCAGCTTCTCTATTTCTTGAGCCAGCCATGCCACCTTTTTGCATATTTTTAGGTCGTTTGCCCTTAATTAAGCCTTGATCATAAAGCTCCTGTAAAGTTGCCCCTTTTTCTTTAGGCGCAATCGCATCATCAGGCATAGAGCCAGATTCCTGTGCCGCAATAAAGTCACGAACTTGTTTAGGCAGGCTTGTCTTGTCATTGCGAGTGTTGCGATACTTACGAATTTTTTTTGCCTTCTCTGGCATAATAGGAGCAGCAGGGCCACCTTCTTTCATACCTCTAATTTTTCGTAATGCTTTCATAATTTTTTCTTTACCCTCTTTCCCTACTGGTAAATTAAAGCCAGATGGCACTTCATCTTTGAAAATCTCATACAATTCATCCATCTCTTTTCTAGTGGGTGCTTTTTCTTTATCTGCCATCAGTAATACTCCCGTTTCCTATTAAATTCACGGTAATCGTCTTCATCATAATCAGAGGGAGTAATGATAAATCCACCCTGTCTGAACCTGAGTATAGCCTGTGTCATCGAATCAGCCAAGTCATCATGTTCACCGTTAGGAAATGAGGCACATTCCTCAACAACCTCTTCAGCAAAATTCATATCAGGTCGCCATACCATGCCAGACTCAAAAACAGGCGCACAAGCGTTCATCCGTGTGAACTTATCCGCCCCCCTTGAAGGGGTAAAGGGCGTGACAGGCACCCCCATTCTCCGCAATTCTTGGGTGAGCGGCATACCACTGGCCTTTTGTTCAATAAGCACCATGTCTGGCTCAAACTCTGTATATAAATCTTGGGCAACTTCTTTAAGCTCTGGAAAATCCCATCGACCTCGCTGCGCGTCAAGTAGGATGATGGCCTCGCCGTCTCCATCCACAGGCTCAAAAATGCCCCAAGTAGTAATAGCAGAGTAGTCCGCCCTCTCTGACTTAGAAAAGGCCGTGTCGTATGACTGTATGATGTACGAACAGGCAGGTGGGCCACTACTATCCCAAACATTCCACCACTCCCTCTTGATAATCGCCCCTTCTTCGGCTGTAGGGTTCTGTAAATACTGAGCATTCCACTTAGCTACAGGAATAGACGCTCTAACGGCATCTAACTCTTCTCGTTTCCAGTATTCGGGCCACAACACGTTGTCTGTATCTGGAAATATCGCTGGAAACTCCACAACTTCCCAGTTGTCCGCCCCGCCCTCCGCCTGCTTCTGCAACACTTTCGCTGTTAAATCTCGTATGCTCCACCTTGTCATCACGATGATTATCGATCCCCCTGGCTGGAGTCTTTGTCTTGGACCTGATGTGTACCATTCGTAAATATTATCGAGTGCTGTAGGTGATAACGCATCTTGTTCAGATACAGGATCATCAATGATGCACAAATCAGCACCACGACCAGCCAGCGCACCACCAACGCCAACAGCATAATACTCGCCCCCCTTAGATGTAGACCAGCGACCAGATGCCTTGGCATCGGCAGCAAGTTTTAGTTCAGGAAATACATCACGATATACTTCACTATCTATCAAGTTCTTAACTTTACGACCAAAGCCAACAGCCAACTCAGCCGTGTGCGTTGCTTGAATAATCTTTGTGTTGGGATTACGGCCCATAAGCCAAGCAGGGAACAAATATGACGCAAACTCAGACTTCGTGTGTCTGGGCGGCATATTAATAATTAAACGTTTTAGCTTGCCTTCAGCTACACGTTGCAGTTTTTCTGCATAAATTTTGTGATGATTGCCTTCAATAAATGTAGGCCACACGCTTTTTACAAAAGATAGAAAAGAATCTTGATTTTCATCTCTTTTCGAAACTTCTTCAAGCCGCTCTACAATCTTGCCAAGCTCTGCTACCTCATCATCCGTAAGAAATTCAACAGGTATATCAAAATGATTGTTCATCACCCGCCAAGCATTTTTATAAACTTATCAACAGAAGATTCAAGATTGCTATTTGCTGGAGTGTATTGACCATAACCAAAACCAAGAGGATTGCCAACCTTAGCAGGAAGAGTAGGAATCTTTATAGGCACATCAATAGGTGGGACTTCATCATCATTAGGCGGGCCAACCATCGGTGGAGCCTTTTCCCCCGCATCCTCTTCAGCGGCCTGAGCAACCACAGGGGGTAACATCGGGCCTCCCCCATCAGTGCTTCCAGCTATACCAGGAATGCGTGACTCAACAGAACCACGACCCAGAATATTTGTTCCAGGAACTCTTGTTGCTACAATCTGACCACGATTGTCATAAATAGGTTCGTAACCTTTTGTAACAATGTCGTTGTACATATTTCTAGCGTTTCTAGCGCTGAAATTTGTAAATGCACCTAAAATACCGCTTCCTTGACGATTGGCGCGAGACTCAAGTTGACTAAGCGCACTTCTTGTAACAGCGCCAGGAGTGTTTACAGGTGGAGCCACACCCCCAAATCTAGGGTCTTGAAAACCTAGAGTAGCGGTGGTTCGGCGATTTTGTGCATCAATAACGCCTTGGTTAATTTCTTCCTCAGTAGGATACTGCCTGCCAGTAATTGTGTCATACAAAGCACCAAGGAAACTTTGGTCTTCAGGAGCTTTTGCGCCCAATGTGTCAAAAACCTGGCGAGCGCCAAGGCCACGACCAGCTTCTACGGTTGTTGTGTCACCACCTTTAGTGCGAGCAGCATCTATAGCTGCCTGAACTTCAGTTGGGGTAAACGCACCCGCATCAAAAACAGTGTCAGGCAAACCAAACTCAGGCGGGTTAGCCTCTTCAACCGCTATAGCCGAAGGCTGGCCTTGAGCAACCTTCTCACCCGCAGATTTACCACGGTTAAACGGATTTTGCATGGCTTGAACATCAGAGGAAGCTTGCTGCCGTTCCCTTTGCTCTCTAACCGCATCAGGCATGGCAATCGGTGAAGGCACAGGACTTGGCGCAGTGTCCAACGTCACAGGTGATTGGTCATATACAGCAACAATCTCACCAGTTTCAGGATTTACATCAACTGTGCCACCCCTTCTGGTAATGTCTCTTGCTAAATTCTCTCTGTTAATACGCTCAATGTTCGCTGGGTTTAAATTAGCAAAATCAGCAACCATAGGAGTTTGTGGCGCAGTTGGTCTAGAAGAACCAAAGCCTTCAGGAACAATGGCAGAGCCAAACCTATCTGTATAATCTTTCGCCCTTGCCTCAGCCTGTAACAGGTTCATTTCTGCACGAGGATCCATACCTAAACCAAGAAGGTCAACATCATAGTCGTATAAACTCTCTGCCAATGGCCCTGCTACGGGGTCCGTTGAAAGAATACTGCCGTCAGGCATACGCATATCACGACCTAACTGAACTTGAGCTTGACCAGCTTGCTGAGATATGGTCGGCATACTGTTGTATCTATCAATCTGCGCCTGAGTCAGCGCACTAGACAAAGCATCACCGTCAGGAATCCCAAATTCAGGAGTTCCCAAAACACCGCTTTCAAAAGGTACGTTGGCAACCATCTGTGCAAACGGTGTCGGCGCAGCAAAGGCCGTGGCCTCAGAAGGGCTAAAGTTAATAGGATTACTCATGGCCTGAATATCATCAAGAACCTGTTGGTTTTCACCTTGGAATGTATCATCGCCCTGAACAGTTGCAGAACTAATCGAAACACCACCTCCAGGTGTATAATCAGAGCCAGAACTAAACGTAACGCCGCCACCATTCGCAAAACCCTGCACTGGTTGGAAAATATCCACGTTCTGCATATTTACAGGCATGGGCATAGGAAGTGGCGCAGGAGGAGGCGCAGATTGCTGCGTCATCCTTTTCGACAAACCAGACATAAAACCCTTAAACTGCTGACGCATATTAGGGTCGCTCTGAAAATTTACCGCCGTAGGATTAGCTGGAGAAGCTGGAGGGGGCATCATACCCGCACCCATTTGTCTGTTTTGTGCCATTTGCCTGCCTCAAATTAATTGGACAGGTCAATCATATGCTAATTAGCCACCTTTGACAACAAAAGCGATATTTCCTCAGATGACTGATGTAAAATTTTTCGCGTCAAATCGTCTAAATCATCAACAGGGTGTGTTTCCAAAGCGTCCAAAAGACGATTTATTCGCTCTTTTTCAAAACTGGACAGGGTACCTTTGGATACAACAGCATCATCTCCCTCAGAATTAAACAAACCCTCAACAAATTGCTCCAAACCCTTGCTAATCCTCGTGTGACCACGCTCATAATACATGTATTGTCGGTAACTAACGCCCAACTCCCTAGACATTTGAGCCTTATTCATGCCCAAAGCCTCTCTTTTCGCCTGTAAATCACTCGCAGTCCAGTTGGAATGCGCCAATCTCTTAGCCATTTATAACCTCCAAAACGCCAGCATCCATTAAACTGCGCTTAAATGACGAAACATCTGAAAAATTAATCGATCTACCCGTAGATTCACAAGCTGACGCGGCAATCTGACGTAAAAACTCACCGTCATCACTCTTTGCGTACATATGCCTGGCTCGTAGGGTACCTAAAAACTGCTCATCACTGGCAGCAGTGAACTCAAACTCCTCACCCATCTTCATTCTGTATCTCATCTCACTCATCTTCGTCTCCTTTGCATGATTATTTAGTGTAATATGAAATTGTTTTCCCATTCTGTCAAGATTAAGTTGGTTGTTTTTGTAAAACTCGGTGCGAACGCGACTACAGCAACAGACCGACACAAGGGGGGATCGGGCCTGACTGCGATCCCGATCATTTGTTCGGATTTGGCTATAGGGTACCTTAGAAAAAAAACAAAAAAATAGGCCATGCGATCCGCATGGCCTTAAGTGATTCGGCTAGGTATTAATGACCTAGCGTTAATATTCTTTGTTGCATATACTCGAAGCATTCATCTGATAGGCCAGCGAATATGCTAGTCTGTCCGATCTGATTATCAGGCAATAATGAAATGCCATTGCCTAGCGTCTCCCTGATAATGTAACGAGTATGAGTCAAGCCGTCACCATATGAAGCGCCGTTGTTTTGTTGGCTAATTGTTTGCACAATATCATCTGAGCCTTGTTCTGATCTAAACTCTGAGATCGTTCTGCGAACATCACCAGCAGTCCATCCAACTCGATCCATAATGTCCTGAACACTTGCACCGTTTGGCGTTCTGCATAATGACCATGCAACACCCTTTTTTGAAACTCTTCTATATGGCATCTCTGGAGTCGTTTGCGAACTGTCATAAGACAGTCTGTTATTATCAGACCAGTGAAACATGTTCTGAATCAATTCAACCCAATTTAGAATCTTTTCAGCATCTGTTGTTCCAGCGTGTTGTCTGAATTCAATAATACCACTATCAAACTTGCTAAGATTTATAGCGGCAAATTTCCCGCCTAGATGACTAGATAAACGAGTCACGTTATCCATGCGATCAAAGTCGTTATGTCTAACCTTGTTATATAATTCATAGCACATGGAATTATCGTGGCGTGAATCTGGTAACATGCGATTGATATCTGGTTGATGCAGTCCGTATCTATAAACAACGTCTTTTACTAATTCAAAAGACATCGGATCGCCGTAAAGATCCCCGCTTGGATATTTTGCACTGTGCGGATCGTTGTAATCAGTCGAAGTAGCCAAGTTGATCGCATGATCAAAGAATTCATCTTCAGATATATTGATCACTTGTGCTGTGCTGAAGCTTACATGATGACCGCAACCAGTGTTTATTTCGGCACCAATAGAATCCAAGACTCTATAAACAGACTCGTAAAATTCTTTTGTACGCGGATGAAATATTGGCAACGGCGGGAAGACTATCTCAGCCGAGACTCCGCCAGAAATATCTGTTGTCACCCATACGCCGTTAATTCCCGCATCATTTAAAGCGGATGTAACGCGATCGGGAGGAACGTCTCCTATCTCGCATTCACTTCCCATTGTCATGAAACCGTTTTCTGTATGTGTCATTTTTTTGACTCCTATTTGATTCGTTTCTCACATTTTGATTCTACCATGAAAAGCTTTTCATAATCAAATAAAAACCGAACAATTTCAGATCTTTTTTTTCGTCTCATT